AAATGCTTCGGCATCAGATTCTGCAATCAAACTTACTGTGCCACCATACTCAGAAGAAGGAAAGGGAACCCAGTAGTTGACGATGTAAAGATACTTCATTTGTTGTTTTAAATTACTCCTTAATTGTAGTTGAATGTGTGAGATTTGTCAATTGGCGGTCAAGTTCACATTTAACTGAAATCAAATGTGAATACAAAAAAGATTGATATTCATTACCATTTAGAAGAGAGGTAAGATTATCAATCTGTTGAAGTGCCAGGATCAGTTTAGTTTGCTCATTCATCATAATTATCAGCATCTGATGCAATGGACAACAAAGAGAGAGTAATTGTTGCCAGTACTCCCAGTGCAAATCCAGCAATAAAGGTCATACAAACTCCGCAAGATAATAATCAACAGTTACTTCAAGTTCTGCTGCTTTTCTTTCAAGTTCACTTTCAATAATCATCTTAGATTTTTGCTTACGGAGTTCATATTGCAGATATTCCTGCTTAGCATTATGATACATTTCCTGTGCTTCTGCGTGCTTGCTAAAATCCATGAATGCTTTGATGAATTGTTTGATGTCGTCTTTGTTCATTTTGCGTATCGGCAATCGGGGTGGGGTTTGGGAAGTTCGGCACAGACTTTATCATATGCCTCAAACATTTTCTTATCACGACTTGCCATCAGACCATTATACATGAGAATGGCAATAACAAGAAAGAACCAGTAGGGAGTTTTCATCAGCAAGCACCTGCCATAGGATTTCCAAGTTGGGGAAGATTTGAATTGTCACCAGTTTGATTGTAACCGTATGCCATGCGCTCACGAATATCCATAAGCATTTCTACTTTATTGAGAAACTTCTTGGATACCTGCCCATAAGGAACAAAGGTTACGGCACGAAGAACCCAGGTGCTAGAAATATCCCCATAAGGAGTTTTTACGGGATAGAAGTCAACGATCATGTTGCCGTCCTTGCTGGTCAGTTGCGGCATCTGCATGGGGTGTTCCCTTGATTACCTTGTAATTATAGGTCAAAACGAGGGCACCACGTCGTACCGTAGTCCAGTTTGTGATCTGTCCATCTGCTCCCAGATCGTGTAAAGTTTATTATACAGTGCGGAAGCACTTCCATATTCTCTTGAAATATGAATTTCATCAATATTTTCTAGATTTTGAATTGCAGAGAGGAGAATACCCATCTCATGCACATTTAAATTTACAGTTGTTTCGGTCATACGTTAAAAAATAATTTATTAGATTATGGGGATAGAAAATTAGAAATACACACTCTTCCCATCTTTTTACCACGATACATTTCATCGATCTTTACTGGAGTAACTTCATGCATGATGCACGAGGGAAATATCAACATTTTATTATTTTTAACTTCCACTTCATAATTATAATCCGTAAAAATGAATTTTCCTCCTTGGAATCTTTTAGGTTGCTTAAAAGTCCAAAATAAACAAGTTATAGTAAATGCATCTTTATGGGATTTATATTCTTCATCGTTTTCATAATATGAAAATGATGTTTCATCAGATTGAATATCTATTTCCCTAAAAAACCAAGATGGATGTGTTTCAAATATTTTATCACGATTTTCAAATAATTTTCTATTAATCATTAATATATTTGACATATTTCTTTTATCTTCATAGAATTCATCTAAGTATATGCATCTATTATTTTTAAGTGGACTTCCATCAAAATCTTCTGCTGATCCATAAGATGTTTCTATTTTATGGTCGTAATATAAGAAATTTATTTCTTCCCATATTAAAGACATTTCAACATCATCATAAAAATTTTCTATCTCAATAAACGGAAATCCAATATCTCTATGAATAATGTTCACTTTACTTAATCCCAACTAACGTTTTGAACAAGGAAACCAGGCATTACATAAGTCCAGGCACCAAGATCATTACTGCCACCAACTTTATATTCCCATTTATATTCGTATTTGTTGTGACTATCCCACGTCATGTAACCATTTTCTTTATCAAAGCGCCCTTTGATAGTCAAACCATATTTGTTGGAGAAGATGTTACGAGTGCGAAGTGCTCCACCCTTTTCACGGGTTTCAATCACCACACATGTATCAGGATAGGTTTGAATACCCCGCTCAATCATACAGGGAGTTTCATAACGAAATGGTCTATATGTTTTTTGTGTAACTGTTTGATCCTGTGCAAATACAGGAGAGGAAAACAAAAGAAAGATAATCGGAAGAAACTTTTTCATTTGAAGTGTTTGATCAATTCACTGAAGTTTGCCTTGCCATGTAATAATATACCAATTATTACAAAAATGTCAAGTAAGAAAAATACGATAAGAGTGATTGTGAGATAGAGTTTATCTTTGTTCACCCAACGACTCTCCAACAAACAACAGCGTTGCCCTTACGCGGAGAAGCAATATGAGCAAAGGCAGCATAAGAAAGATCCAAATCAGCATGAGAATATGGACCACGATCATTTACCCTCACAATTACTTGTTTGCCATTATCTTGGTTTGTAACTCTAATTTTGCTTCCCATACGTAGGTAAGGGTGAGCAGCAGTCCAACGATAAGCATCAAAACGTTCACCATTTGCAGTAGTTTGACCGTGAAAACCATCGCCTACACCATAGAATGTAGCGATGCCACAAACAAGACCAGATACTAATGTTTCAATCATTTTTTCTCTGTGGGTTTGGGAGTTTGTTTCGGTTCTGTGTAGGGAACTTTACCAGTCTCATTATACATCAAAATGTCGTACTTGAACTTGCACTCCAAAGGTTTTTCATTACACATCTTAAGTGTGTTATTGATAATAGATGGAGTTCTTACACTACCACCAATACCATAACCAATTATGATGGAAAGAACAACAATCGGATAAAAAATGTAAGGTTTAATAAACATAATAATTACTTCAATTCAATACGGTCAAATACTAGCATACCAATTTCAAAAAGCAAGTCATCGTCCATGTCTCCCATGACAGAACGAATACCCTCAATCACGGCACCATGCATATATTCTGTAAACTCAGGATCTTCATAGATGTAATTGATGACTGCTGGTTTGAGTGCATCCGCGATCTTAGAAATGGAAGAGTTGGAGAGTTTCATGATCAATTCTCGGGGTAAAGTTTCCAACCATCAGGGAGAATGCCCAGTTCTTCGCAACGCACTTCATAAGCAATCCGTTGCAGCAAGCGAAGATCCATTTGCTCTACGCTTTTCGTGATTGTGTGTCGGAGTTGTGCGTCCTGTGTAGTGTCAGAGATCATCGGGTGTTCCGTTGATTACCTTGTAATTATACTGCCTGCAAGAGGCGGTTGGGGAGAAACTGTGCCACTTGCTGATCCGTCCACCCATTCTTTTCAAACAGGTACTCCAGATATAGTGTTTCTTCTTGTTCCCTTGCCTCTATTTCGTGTGGTTGATACCAATACTCATAATTCTCCACGGGTTCTTTAGAATAACACAATTTTCCATAACGAAGGCGCAGAGAACCTAGTACCCACTGGCGCAGGTGAACCAGTTCATGCAAAAGAGTTTTTATATACAACTCTTTATCCATGTAGGTATCAAGTTCGATGAGAAACTCACGGGAGCGATAGGCATACCCAACCATGTCACAGTAACCGTTTACACCTTCACGCTTCAAACCACGATGAAGGATTTCTACTACAATTTTATGCCTTGGAAAGAACTTGTCTAAAAACCAAACGGAAACGTCCTCACAGAGGCGTTTAGAATAACCGTATCCAGAATGCGTGATGTAAGACATTGACCCCAGTGCAAAAACCAAATGAACGAAGAGATGAAAATCAGTTTGTGAGTTGATGTCATTTAAAGGGAGAGAAACCAAGAAATAGTTTTGATAATCAAAATAATTGCCACGATAGGCAAGATTATTTGCCAATATGAAATGATGACAAATAGTGCTGCCAACCACATCAAAGTTGACAGAGATCCACCAAAACTAGAAGATCCAGAGGTTAAACTATTGCGTACCTCACGCAAATTGATAATTTGCTCAGCACCATAAATTCTCTTCAGTTGTTCATGAGCACCAGTAACTGTGTTGGCATTCACCTCACAGTTCTGGTATCCAGATTTAGATCCAAGCCAACACTTAGCAGTCCAACGTGCCATTTTAAAATACCTCAGCGAGCGTACAGATAACCACCAGACCAATCAGCATTCTCAAACAACCATTCACGTTGCTCAATAATGCGAAGATCATACCGAACACCTTTGGCAGGTGCTTTCCAACTAGCAGATTTGTAAACTTCACCAGTCTTACGATCCACAAAAGCATGAACAGAACGATGCCCACCACCATCAATAAAGATGATTTTGTGGTACTTACGTCCACTCTCAATAATGAAGTCAATTGGACACTCATTATTCTTGAGTTCTTCTACTTTCTGCTGATGGTACGGATCATCAACATAACGCTGGTGCCCACGAATGGCAGTCTCAACGTAGTTGTGCTTCAGTGCCTCACACAGAGTGTAGGTATGGATCAGAACAGCATCAGCGATGCTCTGCCGTGCCTGTTCCTGGGCAGCGTAGTCAGCGAAGGTGGTGCTCATGGGGTTGATTGCGTATGTACCTATTATAAGGGCACGCAGGTGCCTGTGAAGTGCTTGTGTGCCAGTTGGTCAAGTGGTCTAATACTACAATATACAGAAAAGTAAATGAACAATATCCTTAGTCATTATGTGAAGTTCCTACCCTTCTTCCAAATCACCAATTTCATTTTCAGTTAAAAATGCGGACTTGGATATTGGATCCCAGATATAAGAATATGTATCTTGTGGATCTTCCTCGATATCATCACAATATCTTACAGAAAAATAATCTAATTTGTTGGAAACATTTTTCAAATAAAAATCTATAACATCTTGTCCATATTCTTGAATAAGAAATTCCTTTTCAGTCATTGCTTTACTTTTGAGTGTCAACAGTATTCAGTATAGTGCAAAAAATTGATCTCTGGGGGGGTGAGTGTGACACTTTGGTAAGTGTCTCACTTACCAACCTTTAATGTGACTGCAGATTGAATATCATCCAAGTATGCTTTACCCCTAGACATTCTTGAACTTGAGAGGAGCAAATACCCTCTACCAGATGCCGCAGAGTGCATACTCATAACTATTTTCTTTTTAATCAGTTCTTTAATATTTGATTGATTTGCAGAGATGAAAAATAAAAATTCAAGGTTTAATAGAAGATTTCTAAATTGGTCAAGATTTCTATCTGAAATAACATCACCATCTTTTTTCGGTTTTATCAATTTATACTTATCTTTTATTTTTTTTGTTAAAGTTTTTGGTATTTCCTTTTCTATTAAAAAATCAGCATATTTGAATAAAAATCTTGATTTATTTTCTTTGGTTTTTAAAGATGTGATAATTTTTAAATAATCATCTTTCGTTAAAAGTCCAACTTTTCTCATAATTTGTTTTGCTTCAGAATTTTCGGGGACAATTTCATTTAAAATATCAATACGATTTTTTATCAAATCAGCATAAGCTTTATTGAAAGACGATCTATAACTGGGGTGATTAGACATTTCATTAAAAACATTTAAAGTTACTTGCCCTTCACCAGTCTGTGATGTTGTTTCTGACGGTCCACCTTGCTGACCAGGTTTTATCAGTACTGATCCACTACCTGGCAATAACTCAATAAAGTATTTTAAATGTTTAATTGTTTTACCTGGTTTTTCTATATTATAGGTAAAATTAAAATATTGAGTAGTAAGATTTAATTTATAATTATTTGGTGTTAAATTTTCTATTGAAATTAACTTATTCAAATATCTTTCAAATACAGTTTTATTTTTCGATAATTGCATCAAGTATCTTACTTCAGTTAAGAACCAATCATCATCTTCTTTATTTTCGTGCAAGTAAACTGAATTATAATTTAATATTGAAAATGGTGTATTGCTATCCTTAACCTGCTTCAAACTAACTGGAAACATTATTTTCGCACGATATAATTGAGTTACTATCTCCAAATAATGTCTTGGATTTAGAAGTTTATTATTATTCAATATTCTTACTTTTTGATTTATTAACGTCTCAATGTTTTTGGTTTGATTTTTTTTTACCAAGTAAATGTCTGCAGTTGATAACTTGTTAGATTCACTAAAAAATTTTTTAGAAATACTGTTTTGGTAATTTTCCATCATAGTAAAACACCGATTTTTATCTTGTTTGGAGTTATTTTTTATGAAATTAACAAAATCTGAAGACTCATGATGATATTCATATAATTCACCATCACCACATTTTTCTATAATTTTTTTTGCACTATAGTATGCTGAATACAACCAATCATAATATCCATTATTATATTTTGCATCATCGTAAATTGCAGACATATAAGATATTTCTTCAGTATTCAAAAATATATCCGTGTATACATTAAAACTTTTTAAATTTTGTTTTGGTTTCCACTTTAAAAAATACATTTGATCAATAAAATCATAAAAACTAAAATTTTTTGGGATATTTTCACTACAAACAAACATAGTTACAATTTCACCAAGAATTGATAACTTATCATAGACAACTTTAGTTGTTTTTTGATAATTTGATAGGTACTTTTTAAGAATATATTTTATTTCATTTACATTTCCCAAAGTTGGGAGTTCTTCTTCATCCATTACAGATTTAATATTTTTTGCTAAGAAATCAATAGTAATATTTTCGTTCTCTTTTCTTGAAGTTAAATCATGAAGAACTTTTGATCTAATGTATATTCTTTGTTTAATAGAAAAAGAACCCATACGCAAATATCCAATGTTATTTTCTGAGGTTTTCATTGAAAAAACCTCTAAAATAGTTTTTAACTTTTCATCGGCAAGTTTATCAATGTCTTTTTTTGATATTTGTTGGAAAAGACTTGGTATTGCCATAATACTTTTTCAAGCAGATTTATGAGTATTTAGAAAAAAAGGGGAGGTTTTACCCTCCCCTTCAAATCATTTATTCAAGTGAATTTCATAATCAATTACCAAAACGTGTTTTCCAAAGTTGATTAGATTTGTGCCTCATTTCTTCAAGCATTCTAAAACGCTGACGAAATTCAGAGTCTTCTGGAAGTTCATGATAACTTGGACATGCAACATACATTCCATCTGATGCATGACACAAGATGTCATTTAGAAAATCGTGCTCTTCAAATGTGAATTCTATTGTGACAGGTTGTTGATCACAATAGTTTTCTTCAGTGAGTTCCACAAGTGGTTTTCTTGAGTACCTTGTTAGTATAGGGCATCTACCAGGGCATTTGAGGTTTGTTGTGCCACTTCTGTAACTGGCACGGCACTTTCAATACGTTCCTTCGCAATATTATAGTATTCTTCATCCATTTCAATACCAATAAAATCACGACCAGATTGAACTGCCGCAACACCAGTTGTTCCACTACCCATAGTGTTATCTAATACAACATCACCAGCATTTGTGTATGTTTTAATTAGATATTCCATTAGGGCAACTGGTTTTTGTGTTGGGTGAATAGTATTTGAATCTAATCCAAACTCTAAGATTTCGGATGGGTAATTTGTATATTTTTGTTCATATTCAGTTTCATGAAGCAATTTATTACCTGCACCCATATGTTCTGGTTGATGTAAAAATTTACCAAGACGTTTGGCATTATTTTTCTTCTTAATATGTTTTTCAACTAATCCCTGTGGATTATATGTCATGTTAGTATTTGCCTTGACCGATCCACCACTAGCACCCATAGGAGAAAATACAAGAATATCTTCGGTTTCTTTCATGGGTCTAGCGTTTGCGTGAAGAAACCCAGTAGTTTTCTTTTTCTTCCAGATCCATTCATACTTAAACCATTCAAAATTACTCATTACAAGTTGACTTGTAAATGGTTGATCTGCAGTTAAAACTACAGTACCAGTTGGTTTTAATATTCTACGGTATTGAGACCAAAGTTTATCAAGAGGAATAACCATGTCCCAATAAAGAACACGGTTATCTCCTTTATTTGAAATTCCTTTACGGTCAGTAGTTCCATATGGGAGATCACAAAGGATAAGATCAACAGAATGTTTTTTAATGTTATCCATTTGAATTAAACAATCACCCAGATACAACTGAACCATGCAAATTTCCTTCCTTTAAATAACGTATAGTTCTTTCAAGTGCCTCAATATTATCACCCAACATACCAATACTACGATTACAATTATCACATAACCAACCACGATGCTCTAAAGTTTCATGATCATGATCAAAAACTAATTTTTTATCAGTTCTTCCACAATTATAACATGGAGTTCCTAGTTCTGGATACTTAGGTTTACCAGCTAACTTGTATGCTTTTGATTTTCCTTGACTTGCTTTCTTAGTACACTCTTTACATTCAGGTCGAAAATACTTGTCTCCACCAGTATTTGTTGATTGATTTCTTCCAAAAAATTGCTCACTCAGTGGAAATGTTTTTCCACACTTCGAGCAGGTTCTCGTTTTGCACATAATTAAAAAAATGAATTCAAATGATTAAAATGTAATGCTTTTAAAGCATTTAATAAAAATGATCTACTAAATCCCTGTAACCTAAATTTTCTAATTCATAGCAATAAGTGGAAGTGAAATTTTTACATGCATCATAACTAAAATATTCCTTCCAATATCCACTTGATGCTTTATTAAAAAATAAGTTTCCTTCTTCTTTTCTTTTCTGGGTTAATTTTTTTTGTTCTTCAAATCCAAGTTTAATATATGAAGAGTCACAATTTAAAAATGTTCCTAACTTTTCTGCACATAAATCAGAATTTTTAACTAGATCTTCATATTTTAAATTTAGAATTTGAATTTCTCCGTTTATAACATTATGATGCATATTATACGTATTAACATAGGAACACCATGGTCCAGACATAGTATGGAAGTTACCAATTGATGTTCCGTTACGAGAAAAATTGGAAAGTGAAATATCTAAAAGATCCCTTTCCTTTAAATTTTCAATAGTAAAGTCATCTAAAAAACTTTCTTCATTTATTTTATAGTCTGGAAGTAACGAATTTAAACTTTTTATTTCATCATTAGTCAACGTTCCATTTTTTTTCCAAAGATATCTAAAATAATTTAAAGAACTCAATAGAACTTCAAATGGATTTCTAGTAACAGTAATAATGTGACTAACTCCACTATAAAAAGAGTTAGTTAGATTATGATATCTTGAAGGTCTTTGATGAGTTTTTACGCAAATGCCATTACATAAAGGATTAACTTTTACTGGTGGATAAAATTGCATTATGTAATAATCATACAATCTTTCCATATGACCATCAAAGTTCCCAAGATCCCAATCTGGATTAAAATTTTTTCCAGCAAAAATAAAACTTTCACCTAAAAGAGTGTTTCCGCATTTTGGATAACCTGCAAATAAAATAGTTTTCATAGTCAATCATCATAAACTCTACACTCAAGTGCTTCAGGATGAGAGTCGCAATACAATTCTAATGCAGTTGGATCATGAGTATCTTCTGGGTGATGCTCTTTATAAGATTGAAGTGCTTGTAATTCCTCCTCAGTATGTCTCCTTGCTTGTGGAGATGTTTGGGGATCATCCAGAATTTGCATATCTTTCTGGATGTGTTGGTCGATGTTTTCCATTTCTGTATCGTGATAATACTTATTTATTTTTATCGGGGTGTGCAGTCACCCTTTCCCTCCAGGGACCTAACCATTAATTCTGCAAACTTTTCCATTTTTTCTGCAGAAACTGTTTGGGGGGCATAACTGATTGCATTTTTCAAAGCAACCAATTCATTCCATTCTTCTTTTGTAAGAATTTCTGTTCCAGTCTTTGCAAGAGTCATAGTGTTTTTGCGATGTGACCCAATATTAGCATTCCAATACATTACTATCTAGAAACTTAATGTTTTCTTTGGGATCATGTTACAAATCGCAATACTAATCTTTATTGAAGAATGGTCCAAAGAACCCAGAGTCACCAGATTTCCTGTTTTCCAGTTTATCAAGGATGCTGTCGGTTGTAACTACACTTTCAATTCTGCTGATCAAATCAGCAATTACACTACAAACCATCGGACGCTCTTGTCGTGCAGCATATGCAAGAGCATTACGCAAACTTGCTTCTGCTTCCTTCAGACTTGTTTCTACGCTTTCAGATAATGCCATAATCAGAATGCCTTTGCAATTTCATCACGAAGTTCAGAGACAGAGTTATAATTATAACCTGCGACTGAGATAATCACACGGTTCTCTCGGCACCAAGCAATTGCCTTCATATTACCGATAGTTGCCCACTGTCCATTACTATCACTTGGGGACATATCACGAGCACCAAGTTCAAAGAACTTAGACCGTGCTTTAGATCGACAAGTGATGTTATTAGTGATATTTTCTTCGTAAAGTGCCATCGTAGGAGGAACACTCCCAGTTTCACCAAGTCCACCAAAAACAGCAGCACCAGGAGCAGCAAGAGCAGGAATGGGTTTGGGAGATGTAACTTCTTCGGCAAGAATAGGAGCACATAGAGGAGTAACAGGAATACTCACAGCAGCAGCAAGAAGAATGTTGTTAATCATTTAAATCACCTCAGTTGTATTTGGTATTAAAATAGTTTAAAACTTGAATGCACTTTAAATAGTTTTTCCACTGTTCGTCAGTTGCTTCAGAAGGATATTTAACTCCAACGAGTTCAGAACAAGCAGCAGAAGCACTGAAAGTCACAGTATCATCATATGGTACTGCAAACACTGGAGATGCCATCAGAGTAACAGCAGCAGTGCTTAAAATAGATTTGATCATTTTAGTCTGTCCTCACATTTTTCGTAAAAAGTTCCATTAACATAACAAGCTTTACCTGGTTCATAATATCTTACCACATGTGGTTTGGATTGTCTAGAGTTGCAGTATTGTCCTTGACCCTCCAAAAAGTTTTCTGCACATAAACCCATCAAAACTGGCGCAAGAAGTTTAATAGTATACATCAGCACTCATCCATTCCAAGGTGCTCTTTGATCCAAAAACCATCAGCAGTCATAGTCCACCCAGCAGCAATCATTTCGTCGTAAGTTTTAGGAGTTTTTTTAAGAATATAAGATCCATCACCTTGATCAATCCACTCAACAGTATCTCCTTCCTTCAAATTTGCTGCTTTGAGAAGATCATCAGGGAACTGAACAAAATATTCACCACTTGCACCATCTACCTCAACAGGGATAACCCAGTTCTTTTTATTGGATTGTTCTGAATCAAGTTTTGCTCGTTCACTTTCGTGCTCATCAACAATTTTTTGATATTGTTCTTGAGTCCATCCATCGTTATATGGAGAGGTTGCCTGAATTTTTGCCTGTGTATGCTCAACATCAAGTTTTGCTCGCTTATCATAATACTCTGCCTCACGCAGATTATATTCACGACACTTATCCTTTTCTTGATCTGATGCTGCTTTGTCGCACATCGCATTCAATTCTTCTTCAGAGTATTGTTCTCCTGGAAAGTTACTGATACGATCTTCAGTTAGTGTTGAATTGGCAAGACTATACTCAATATCACTATGACCCCATGGACGCATACCATCATCTTTTGCTTCTTCTGGATAATAATATTCTTCCCAGAAATCATTCCAAGACTTTTGGCATTCTGGTGAAGGATCATCTTTATCACAAGAAGTGATCTTATCTTCCTTGTCCCAGAGTTCTCCATGTGCTTTTACTCCTTCCATGATACTATTACCATTACCATTCAGAAGCGCAAGAAGGTCATAACAACGACCAGTATGATGTTTGAAGTAATGATACTCTTCTTCTACAACTTTGTGAATGACATCGTAGATTTCTTGTGGAGTTGCATCAGAAGATAAGAGAGCATCACTCATCCACTTTTCAAGATTTTCAAGAGAATACTTCTTGTAGTCAAAGTCCATCGGTAAATTCCTTGATTGCCTGATCCACTATAACCTGGATCTCCTTAGAAGTCAAGTTGTTAAGAAACGACCACTTAGGATCCTGGGGATCCCAGTCCATGGTGAACGTCCCATCATCATTTTTTGTAAATTTCAGAGAGTCATTCTCTGGGTTTGGGTTTATTACACTCATTACAATAATAACTAAATTTTTGCTTAAAATGTTTTACATATTGATAATAGTCTTCATTTAGTGGTTTAGTCTCACCACATTTACTACATGTCCTTTCCGTATTGTTTTTTTGCTCGCTTGAGATCTTTGAGTTCTGCTTTAATTTCTTTATAGGCAGCATTAGCATCAATTTTTCCTCCCATTTCAAGGGCAATAATAATATCAACTCTTGTACCGAAGTGAGCAAGCGCCCTCTCAAAACTATCAAGTTCATACATCGTAATCAATCCTACAACGTTCTGCAAGAATATCTATGCGAGCATCTAAGGAGTTCTCCATCTCATACAAAGCATTAGACAAACCTACATTTTCTTCTTCCAATACTTTAATACGATCTTCAAGTTCTTCTAATTTTTGAAAGACTACATCACCTGGAGTAGGATCTGGGAACCCCCACTTCTTGAAAAACCAATAAGGATCTTGTTTGGTCATAACACACCTACTTTTTTAAGATATCTTCTATATGTCATAAATCTGCAAAAAGAAGGTTGTCCCGGAATAGGGCCTAAACTTTCGCAGATTTCACAGTAACATAACCAATCATACCACGGGGTTGTCGGATCCAGTGCTAGGTACGAACTTGTTTGAGTGTAGTTCTTTAAGGAGTTGAAGAAGTTCTGGAGTTTCGTTCCATTCCCAAATTGTTCCATCTTTCTGTGTATAAGTTCGTGTAGTCATGATTTTAAATGTTTAAACAATTCTGTAAAGTTTGCTTTACCATGTATAAGTATACCACTTATCACAATTATGTCAAGTAAAAATATAATAATCAGTGTTATTGTAAGTGGTATTCTTGTATCAGGCTTCGGGGAATGGTGATCCATCTTTAATCTCAATATAGATTACTGGAGAAGTATCATTCCAATGTCGGATTACTCCAGCCACAATAAAACAATTAGTGACCAAGTAAGTAATAAAAATAAAGGTGCGTATCCGAGCAATAATATCAGATTCTCGGTCGCACTTAGATGCCTTTTCTCCAAGTGCTTTAGCCCACCATCTCCAAAAGTTTTTGCGCTTCTTCATAAATGGAGTCTCTTGATTTGACATATACTAACTCTTTCCATTGTTGATGGTAACATACAACTAACACTCTTTCATTTGCGTGGATGGAACATGCATTATAGTTGATACAATCTTTGGGTCTGACACTAACTTCTATTGTAATGTACTCATCATCTTTAAAATAAACCCAACCTTCAACTCCTTTTGTCCACTTAACATAATCGTTGATCTTGGGTTCATACATTACAGTTTTCCTCCTACTGTGCCTTCATGAACTGCTTCGGGTTCAGGCCAACCTTCCTGCCGTCCTTTAAGATAAAAACGGGTGCCTGATATACATTGGTCTTCAGTGAGAGCCGTGATAAGTCCGTTCCCATCTTTGTCCCAGGAGTGCCAGAGTCCATACTTTTTCTCCTCAACGTAGAAACAATCATCAATCAATTTTGGTTCTTGCATTTATATTTTTTCAAAGTTGACCTGGACATTTACTTACTACCATGGCAATGGCAGCAGCCTCAATAGCGGGAGAAGTGGAAATTACTCTCCTTACATTTGGCCCGCCATATTTATCGTTAGCCTTACTATAGGCAACTAGAACTGATCGCAGTGTGTCCATACCTTTATTACGATTAGTACAAAAGTCTACAGCAACAGTATTCAATAGTGTCAATAAAGTTAATTCAGCCATCACCCTTAATACTTAAAGTATAATCTTTTTTTGTTAGTTTATGTCGTTTTACAAATTTGTCAACATGTTCTTTACATTCGAACCAACAAACTCGTTTTTCTTTTCCTTCTTTTAGATCCAATCGAAAAATAAAAGTTTCATATGGAAATTTTTCGTCAGTCATTAAGTGGGTTGATCGCGGCCATGATCGTAACAGAGATCGAAGATTTCGTCAAGTATATCACTACACTCCCAGTATTCTTTAGAATCATGAAGGCATTTGTCAATTTGATACCGACGAACCGCAGTTTGGATAAGACGCCATTGGTCAGGTCTAAATTCCATATTATTCTCCAAGAGTATGGATGACTGGTTTTTCGTGAGCAAGAATGTGATAGAGTTCTGAATTTTTTGCAGCAGAGACAGGAACAAACTCAGTTTCTGGATCGAATTCTTCATCACGGATAGCTTGATTGATTACAATAGAACCATCTTCACCAGAGTATGAACGATGGAAAGTCATTTTGGGAATTACCAGAGCACCAGAAGATCGGTTGAGGTGAACAATATGGTATGGATAACGCCACTCGGGATTCACTAACTCGAAAGTTCTCATACCAGATAAAACACGATTATGATCTATCTGATGATAGTGAATATAAAATTGTTTTGCACCTACAATATCGTCTGGTGGACTGATAGCCGGTCCAGTATGACATACAAGATCTTGTGCATTAGAGTTTTCTACAGAAATATCATAGAATACAACGGCTTCTGTTTCACGGAAAACTCTATGCTTTTTAAAAGTAACTTCACTCATTTTAGTAGTCTTAAATAAGAATCACTATAAACTCCTCCACTTATATATTCATCATAGTTTGGGGCCCATTTATTAATGGCAATATCACTAGCACAATGACATATTGAATCCGTACAAGTAACAGAATCTGTTGGCCATTGAATATTTTCAAGATCTTCTATGTCTCCAATCCATCCACCGACCATACAGTTTCCTTTTTTTATTCTGCCATTATAATGCACGAATAAACTTTTTAGTCCTATCTCACACTTATAGCCTTTAAAGTTAGTCAATCCAGAGTTAACAAAATTAACGGGATTTGCTTCAGATTTCATTAGAATATTAGTATCTTCAAACTCATAAAAAGAATCTACCTCCATAGATTCTCTTTTTTCCATTAGATGTTGCACACTTCTAGCATTATGGCCACTCATAGTTTCTTTATCTCTAAACCAAGCTAATTGATCTTCACTGTAAATATGAGCTTCTCTATTCTCACCACCAAAATCTAAAATTCTAACAGGTTCTACACAAATAGTGGGAATATCATAAAAAGAGTTATAGACTTCTACACAAGTATCCCACATAGATGGAAGCATCATAACTCTTACGGTGACGAAAGTATTAAAACTAGAAGCAATTACTTTTTCTTTAAATTCTTTAACAGGGTATTCTGGATGGTACGAAAAACAAAGATAGTACAAATATTTTGAAATATCTTCCCAATACTCTATTGTTTTAGTGCCATTACTAGTTACACCTATAGTATTGCCAGAATCATTAAATTTTTTTACTAAGTATGGCAAAAATGGACTGAGAGATGGTTCACCGCCACTTATCGAACAATTAACCTTTGGATGTAGTTCGAATAACTTATCCAAAAATTTTTCTGCATTTTCCCAAGTATAGTGGTAACCAATTCCAGAATTCAAATCGGGTACACAATATGAACATCTATTATTGCAAATATTATTAATTACCCAAGTTAGAGTAAATAAATCATTTTCGTTTTGGGTTACTCTAATAATTTTATTGCCCATTGTTTTAGTCGTATAAATTTTGTTCTTGTTGTATTCTATCTAGGTGATGGTAAATATCAGTACTAGAATATCGAAATTCGTTAAAACGTCTTGGGTTATTTTTTTGCATTTTAGAAAGCATATTAATCCAGTCATAATGTTTATCTACAACCCATCCATAACGACGTTCATCATGAAATTGATCAAAGATTGAAATCATTATTCAAACTCACGAGTTTTATTGGTTTTTTGAATTGGGGGTGTGTACGGAGGAATGACCTCACATGTTACACGGATATCAGTACTTTTCGTTGCTTCTGCCATCTCACGATATCCAGAACCAACATAGATTTGGCCTCCAACTACAGCAACAGCCATTGCACCCCAAAAAATATAATACCACTTAGACTTGATTTGATGTTGATTTTTCATTTGAATACAGCAGTAACTCCAACTACTTTAGCATTAGGATTTCTAGCAAGAGCTACTTCTCTTGCTTCTTGATAATCACGGGCATTTACTTCTTCCTTGAAGACCTTACCTGCGACATAAAGGGTAACTTCACATTTCATTTGTTTAGGTATCTTTTTTTGTCGGTGTCAAACTCATAGAATTTTACATCTTTCATATTAAGGCACATCAATATTGTCTCGTGTTCTCTATGTTCTCTTGGCGTACCTCTATACATCCAACGACGTTGATATGCACAACACCATACACTAAAATATATTTTAGATCTTTCTGAAAGAGTCATTTACATTCTTTCGAAACAAACACTATTGAACTTGCCTTCAACTCCACGGAGAATAAGTTTCGTATGAGAGGATTTTACAATTACTTGTTCTACAAAGTAAATTCCTCCGTGAATTAAGAGTTCGTTGGGATCTGTATTATTCCCCCAGTTTATTTGTTCTCTAGTACATCCAGAAAATTTTACATAGTCACCTTCTCGGATCTTACGAATTGGATAATTAACTTTCCTCAGATCTTTCATTTCTTTTCTGCAGTTGGTTGAGGTTGGGGTTGAGGTTTAGTTTTAGTGGGATCTACATATGGAACTCGTCCTTCTTTTTCATACATCAAAATATCATATTTAAACTTACATTCATGTGGTCTTTGATTGCAGAGAAGTAAGGTGTCATTTGTTGCACGATAAGATCCTCCTGCAGAACCAATAGATCCACCAATCAAGAGTGTAAGTCCAAAAAAAGCAATGTTTTTAAGGCTTCCGATTTTCATATCAAGTTTTAGAATTTTCTCCATTATAGAGGGTTCAATCTATAAAGTCAATCTCTCCATCCATGAAGATCCAATTTTCAAGAGAATTAATTGAAGTCTCTCCACCATAAAGAATGACTTTCTTTTTTTTGTAAAGAGAAGAAATCTTACTCCAATTAGAAGTAGATCTAACTATGTTGTTTGAAAAACAACCTACCATAAGATCAAATACATTTTCAAAAACTTTTAAGATTGGAGTAGAATATTCTTTCTCTAAGTCTTTTTTTGAAATTTTATCTGTGTAAAGATCCAAAAATATTTTAAAATAATAATCCTTGTCTATGATATTTCCAGAAAAGTTATCATAGTAGTGCGAATAATACTTTTTAGGAATATCTGAACTTATATAAATCTTCTGGTTGGGATTTTTTTTAAAGATATAATTCAGAATAAGATTAAAATAATCAGAATCTGGCACTATTTTATAACTGTTTACCCATTTATAATCTTTCAAAATTTCTTCATCTGAATTACCTACCATTTTGGCAAGAGACCTGTGGCGTTCAGTAGGAGAATACTTTTCATCAATATACGTATCTTTTTCAATTAAACTATCATAATACTTGTATATTTTGGAACGTGTATTGGATCCCAACTTGATTGTATGAAACATTCTCCAATAATCAAGTACAAACTCTTTAGTCAAACACTGTTCCATTTCATTTAGAAATTTTGCCGTGGGGAATGTTCCACGGCCTCTTCGCAAATGTATATAATAACTATCCGAAAATTGTTTTTGTATAAAATCGGAAACAGCTGGCAATTTTAATTTAATTTTAGATACACCTTGATGTATAATAAAATTATTTGTAACATTTTGATCTTCAAAAATATTGGCCATATCTTCTAGAGAAAAATCAAAATAATAACAAACATCATTCGAAAAATTCAACAAACTATTAACTCTAGTTATCATGATATTCTTAACTTCTTCCCAACCAATAGGGATTAGTTTATTTTTATATGATTTCCATGTAATATTTTGTGTTGTAGTATTTGGTAGATCTAATAATAATAACTCTGGCCAATATTTTTCTTCGACAATTATTTGAATACCTTCAATAATTAAAGAAAGTTGATACGCTAAAACCCAATATTTAATTCTATCTCCAAATCCACTATCATATTCAGTTATACCAAGTCCTTTCCATGGTTCAAAACATATTAGTTTAATCGACATTATTTTTTTCTTTAAAAAGCAATGTTTTTAAGGCTCCCAATTTTCATATCAAGTTAAGTAACTACCGTTATTATAGATTATTTGATCTCTAAAGTCAATTTCTTCAAACACAGTTGGACGATACATCATATATTTTTGCAAACTCAATTTCGGAGATGAAAGAGGTAAATATGGGTATTCATCCATAAAAATCCAATTACTTAAAGAATTTGTTGATTCTATCATACTGGCATATATAACCTTTTTTTTCTTATAAAGAGAACAAATTTCACTCCAGTTAGAAGTTGATTTAACTATTATTTTTGAATGAAATCCAACCACTAAATCGAAAACGTTTTCAAAAACTTTGTCAACTGGTATTGAATATTTTTTTGTTACTTTTTTTGGATCAAGTTTGCCTTCATAAAATTTCAAAAATGTTCTAAACTGTATAGTTGTATCAATAATATTATGAGGGAAATTTTGATAATAATATGAGTAATATTTTTTAGGGATATCAGAACTTATACAAATTTTTTGATTAGGGTCTTCTTTCAAAAGAAAGTTAATAATTAAATTAAAATAGTCAGAATCTGTTACGATTCTATATTCATTTACCCATTTAAAGTATGAAATGAAAGGTTTGAATTCAGGTGAATCTCTATCTTTTATATCATTATCTCTTTGTACCATGCAATCGAAAAACTTATAATCTTTTGACTTTATAGACCGCCCAAGGTTTTCTTTATGAAATTGTTCCCAATAGGTACTTATAATTTCTATCGGTAAAAATTGTTTGAATTCTTTTAAAAATTTTATAGTGGGAAATGTGCCATTACCTCTTCTAAGGTGTATACAACAATAGTCGGAAAATTGTTGTTGCATATAATCAGAAGCTTCTGATGAGTTTAATTTAATCTTTGATACAGCATTATGAATAACCCAATCATATGGTACATTTGTTCCGTCAAATATATGCTTACAAATATCGGACATCAAAAAATTAAAATAATAATAGATATCACTAGATGAATTTAATAATTCACCATTTTTTGTTGATACAATATTTTTAACTTCTTGATAACTAAGTGGAATTAATTTATTTCCATATGATTCTCTTGTAATATTTTCTGTTTTGGTATTTGGTAAATTAAGTAATAATAATTCTGGCCAATATTTTTCCTCTACTATTATTTCCACATTATTAATAATTGTAGAAATATAATGCGCTAATATCCAAAACCTCATTCTATCACCAAATCCACTATCGTATTTGGTTATATCATCTCCATTCGAAGGTTCAAAACATATTATTTTAATTGACATTGTTTTTTTGTTTTAATTCTTTCTCCAGTTCTTTTGCAAGTTTCATCGCTCGTCTCCACATAAAGTATTTTACTATGGGATTACGGGGATTATTCAATAACCACCATTTGGTTTTTCCATACTGAAACTTTAACAATTTACTTACATAATAAACTGATTGAGCAACACTATTATCTGTTAGAATAAAATATGCAGCTATTGCAAATAGAAAAAGCCAAATATAGTAAGTTTCCATCATCACTGCCAACGAATGGTTTTAAGATACTCTAGAACTGTATCTCTGACATCCATAAGTTCGTGAAAACATCTCTGATCATGTGCTGCCTGTCTAAGTTCATGGTCTGGTTTGTGGACACTCTCAATGAATAAATCTAATCCACGATTCCATTTATCTTGTTTTGACTCTGCATCGTAAACGAAATAAGGTTCTTTCATGATACTTGCTCCAAATCCTCTATAGATGATACGGGTACTTCGTGTTCTGCAATTCGATAATAATGTTCACCCTCTCGTACACCGAGATATTCAATGTCATCACATTTATATTCTCTCAACCAAGACTGTAGACGCAAGTGCATCAACTCCGAGGCGTTTGGGACATTCATATTTAATCACTAAACACTTAGTAATTATAAGTTATTTAGCCTATTTGTCAAGAATGGAGAATAGCGGACTCGAACCGCTGACATCCTGCTTGCAAAGCAGGCGCTCTACCAACTGAGCTAATTCCCCGTGAAGAGTCTTACGACCCTGCAGAAATAAATTCAACTTCTGTTTTCCACTTAAACCCAGGTGTTTCCCAAGTTTGGTTATCATTTAGTGTTTTATTTAAACTTTGATCTTTCACACTAGAAGAAATATTTTCTGAAAAAGTATTTCCAGAATATAGTTGATCTATTTTTGATCTTTCTGGATAATTTTTTAAAAGAGCTTCTGCAGATAATTTTATTTTTTCAGGTATAGTTACTTCACTAATTAATAATTTTAAAAACTCTCTTGTAGCAATTAAAGAGTTATGTTCTCTTTCAGGTAAAGACATGTTTATCTAGCATATTGGTCAATAATAAATATTACCTCATTCAGGTATTTGTGAGCAAGCTCTTTTTCTTTTTTATAAGGAGTAGGTTCTTTATCTATTTGATTTTTTAAATTAAGAACTCTTATTTTAATTTCATCTTTAGTAATCTGATTTCGTGGCATTGTCAAAAAATATGCGCCTTTTATATAGGCGACCCTGGCCGTCAAAAATTTTACCGGATTTTTTTCCCGTTAAAAATGAAATCAATCTTCAATTTCACTTTTATGATTTTTTTTCTTACATGCACTGCGAGCCCATGCACGAGAAAGGCTATTGACATTTGAACACGGTTTATTTTTTTGTCCGCAATAAGGACATTTTGCATCTGGTGGATCTCCAACGTATCCTTCAGGTGTATACATCCTTTTCTTTTTTTGATTCTCTTTCTGTTTATATTTACGATGATTCATAACTCCATAAATTTTCTAATTCTGGAAAAGTTTTTCTTGTATTTTCATTCCTAATAAAGTCTAATGAATTGCAGTATTTTATAAATTGAGGTATTAAATAGGACTTATCTTCCAAATTTATATATTTAATAATATTTTTATAATCAGTTATAGAAGTTATAGATTCAGAAGGAATTAAAAACTCATTAATATGTTCATTAATTTTATCGGACAATACTTTTTTAGTTTCTTTATCCAAAATATGAACTGATAAAAAATTAGGATCTTCCAAAAAATAAACTATAAAATCATCAACACTATTTAAAAGACCAGACTCAAATAATTTTTTTTGGGTTTCCATTATATTAAAAGAATTTAATGCTTGATAAGTAACTCCTATAACACATCTTGCTTTCGGAAGATTTTTTCTAACTGAATTTAAATTTTGCAAAAACACATCCCACTTCAATCCATTTCTAATTAATTCTCCTCTTTTACCGGAACCATCAAGACTAATTCCCAAAGATATATTTTCAAAATTTTTCCATATGTCTAGTATATTTTTATCTTTATATCTAAGAATACTCAAATTTGTACTATAAACTATAGGAATATCTGTTTTTTTAAGTTGAATCAATTTATCTAGAATATAATAATGTTCATCCATTATTATTGGCTCTCCACCAGCAAAATATATCTCCTCAACAATATCAAATAATGGATTTAACTCCTTTAATATATTATTTTTTGTAACTTTTCCATCATTATAATTTACATCCATCAATGAATTGAAATCTTTATACCAAGATGTGCTATTCATTGGACCACACATTCTGCATTTAAAGTTGCATATATTACTATATCTAAAATCCCAATAAACAATATTTAATTTATCTACTTTTCCATCATCCGATGTCGTTTTGACAATATTTAAATGATGTTTATATTTTTCATTTATTCTTTGTCTGGGAGATTCTTGTCCTATTTTTTCTGAGGTATAACAATATTCGCAAGTTGGAGATTTTATGTCATTTAACATATTAAATCTGAGGGTTTTAATCTCTTCAGAGTTCCAAATTTCTTGCAAATTTTTATTAGATAAATTTAGATTCAAAGAATAGGATGTACAACAAGGAAGAACTTCTCCATCTGGTTGTAGACTCAAATGAATCCAAGGAAACATACAAAAGGTTTTTGAATTTTCTAACATGATTTAAACTTTAACTGGCCTACCCTGACCTTCTGGAAGTTTAATCTGTGGGAGTTTCTCTGGTTCACGCACGTCCCAAGATCCACCAACTCCACCATCCATATTCACCACAATCTCATTAGTGGGAAGTGCCTTTGGAATTTCAATATCCACAACAGGTCCCATCAAAAACTTATTACGAGTATAAGTCCTATTTTCTGGATCAAGAACAACCATTGCAAGAGCATCTTCTTCTTGGCCACAATCTAGAAGTTTTTTTCCAGTTTTTTTATTTAAAACTGAAAAATATTCATCATTATATTTTTTCATTTTAAAACCCCTTTGATTTTGTTTTAATTTTCTTTTTATCAAGAACTTCTACATATCCTAAAAATTGGTGTGGTGTTTGGAACCAAGTTCTTTGAACATCTTCATAATTATCAAACACTAAAGAATTTCCATTAGAGAAATTAACTCTATAATCATGACGATCATAGAGTTTATCGCATGTTTGACTGAATGTTTTTGGAAGATTCATTTGTTTTTTGTTTGTTTTGGGGTGGTCTAAACAAGTTAGGCCAAGTATCTCTGATAATTTCAGACAGTTTGTACGGAGTATCAGAACTAATCACTTGATTAACAATGTTTCTGTAGTTTTGGTGCAAGATAAGGACGTTTTAGAACTTGACTAAGGGGCAAAGTTTTTAGTACTTCTCGTTCTTCGTTTGAAAGATTTCCCCAACGGAGACTTGCAAGGATATATTTAAGCATATTGTTCTAATAATTTTACAATGTTTTGAGTGATAGGTACTCCACCTTCATACTCTTCAATCTTTTCCCCACTCTCATCTATAACAACAAGAGTAGGAGTTGCAGTGACTTTGTATTTTCTAGCAAATTCTAGATTTTCTTCATCACATCCTTCATCTAGAAGAATCTCTTGGATTTGTTCCGTCCTTGAATCATTCATGGTTTTAAAATATTTCTTAACCAGGATACAAGGCCCACAATCCGTCTTTGAAAAAATATATAACATAAAAAAAGAGGATCTATTCGATCCTCTATTATATTACAGGGCGTTACCTCTCGGCAAGACTTCCTCTGGGAACACAAAGTTCTCATGAGGTTGATCTACTGGAGCCATCCAAGCACGTAGACCTTCATTCAAAAGAATGTTTTTCGTGTAGAACGTTTCAAACTCAGGGTCCTCCGCCGCTCTAATCTCCTGAGATACAAAATCGTATGCACGTAGATTGAGAGCAAGACCGATGATTCCAATAGAAGAAGTCCAAAGACCCATGACGGGAACAAATAGCATAAAGAAATGCAACCAACGCTTGTTACTAAAAGCAATACCGAAAATCTGTGACCAGAAACGGTTAGCAGTAACCATCGAGTAAGTTTCCTCCTCTTGTGTGGGTTCAAATGCTTTGAAAGTGTTTGATTGATCACTGTCTTCATAAAGGGTGTTTTCTACTGTTGCTCCGTGAATTGCACAGAGAAGTGCTCCACCTAGGATGCCTGCCACTCCCATCATGTGGAAGGGGTTGAGCGTCCAGTTATGGAAACCTTGTAAGAATAAGAGGAACCTAAAAATCGCAGCAACACCGAACGACGGTGCAAAGAACCAACTGGATTGTCCGAGTGGGTACATGAGAAACACACTGACAAAAACAGCAATAGGCCCAGAGAACGCAATAGCATTGTAAGGTCTGATCCCAACGAGACGTGCAATTTCAAACTGTCGAAGCATGAAACCTATAAGAGCGAAGGCTCCGTGGAGCGCCACAAAAGTCCAGAGTCCCCCAAGTTGGCACCACCTGACGAAATCCCCCTGAGACTCAGGACCCCAAAGTAGAAGAAGAGAATGACCCATAGAATCTGCAGGCGACGACACAGCAGCTGTAAGGAAATTAGCCCCTTCAAGATAACTAGACGCCAACCCGTGGGTGTACCAGCTTGTAACAAACGTCGTGCCAGTAAGCCAGCCACCAAGGGCAAGATAAGCAGTGGGAAAAAGTAATAGTCCAGACCAACCCACAAATACAAAGCGATCTCGTTTAAGCCAGTCATCCAGGACATCGAACCATCCCCTCCGTGAAATAGGTTGTGAAAGTGTAGATGAAACCATTATACCTCCTGAAAAGAAAAGGGGTCCAAAGGACCCCTCGAAGTTTATTTTATCCGACTCAACCGATAGAAGGTGCGGTGAGTGCCACAGGGGTGGACTCAGCAGCAGCAAGATCGAGAGGGAAGTTGTGAGCGTTACGCTCGTGCATGACTTCCATGCCGAGACCAGCACGGTTGAGCACATCTGCCCAGGTGTTAATCACTTTACCTTGAGAGTCAACAATCGATTGGTTGAAGTTGAAACCGTTGAGGTTGAATGCCATGGTGCTAACACCAAGAGCAGTGAACCAGATGCCAACCACAGGCCACGCTGCCAGGAAGAAGTGCAGCGAACGTGAGTTGTTGAAGGAAGCGTATTGGAAGATAAGACGACCGAAGTAACCGTGAGCAGCTACAATGTTGTATGTCTCTTCTTCTTGTCCGAACTTGTATCCGTAGTTTTGTGACTCATTCTCTGTCGTCTCACGGACAAGAGAAGAGGTGACAAGAGATCCATGCATAGCAGAGAAAAGAGAACCACCGAAGACACCAGCAACTCCCAACATGTGGAAAGGATGCATGAGAATGTTGTGTTCTGCCTGGAAAACAAGCATGTAGTTGAAAGTTCCCGAAATCCCCAGAGGCATTGCGTCAGAGAAGGATCCTTGACCGAAGGGATAGACCAGAAAAACTGCGCTAGCAGCAGCAACGGGTGCGCTGTAGGCAACACAAATCCAAGGACGCATACCAAGTCGGTAAGAAAGTTCCCATTCACGGCCCATATAAGCATAGATACCAATTAGGAAGTGGAAGACAACGAGTTGGAAAGGTCCACCGTTGTAGAGCCACTCATCTAGGGAAGCAGCTTCCCAGATAGGATAAAAGTGCAGTCCAATTGCGTTGGACGAAGGAATAACAGCACCAGAGATGATGTTGTTTCCATACATGAGTGAACCAGCAACGGGTTCACGGATACCATCAATGTCCACTGGGGGAGCACCGATGAATGCGATGATGAAACAAGTCGTAGCAGCAAGTAGGCAAGGAATCATGAGGACTCCGAACCAACCGACATAAAGACGGTTATCGGTTGAAGTTACCCACTGGCAGAATTGTTCCCAAGTATTCGATTGTCGTTGACGTGAAAGTGTAGCAGTCATTTGTTTGAAAAGTAGTAAGACCATCAGGGAAATGGTGGAGTTACTATGCTCCCCGCACCCTCAGCGGGGATATGAGAGACGTGATTTATACACCCTATAGGTCTCGGTTTGGGGTGTTTGTCAATGTTACATGAGATTAAAATCTCTTAACATTTGTTTACCTATTTATCATACTACGGTTTCAAGAAGGAGTCAAGAGCCCAGACAAAAAAAATCCCCCTTTCGGGGGAGGAGATCATACAACCACTGCAGGAGTGGAAGCTTTCACATATTCCAGAAGTTTTTCTGGAGTTGACCAGACATAAGGATCTTCAGAAGCATTATCTTCTTTACCATCTTCCATAAAGATCTGTTCGATCACACCATCATTAATAACGGCGGCATAACGCCAGGAACGCATTGCAAATCCAAGATTAAACTTTTGGACTAACATACCCATGGCGTTAGTGAATTCACCATTACCATCAGGGATAAGTTTTACATTCTCAATATTTTGATCTTTAGCCCATGCGTTCATCACAAAAGCATCATTGACAGACAAACAGTAGATTTCATCAATACCGGCTTCTTTGAATTGAGAATAATTCTCTTCATAACCAGGGAGTTGATATGCACTACAAGTGGGAGTGAAAGCACCAGGAAGTGCAAACAGAACTACTTTCTTTTCGTTAAAAAGTTCTTCACTAGAACGAGTTACAAATTCACCGTTTTCACGGAACATAAAGTCCACTGAAGGGACTACAGATTTTTCTTCAGGAGTTAGTTGGGGCATGTTTTTGTTTCAGTTCAGGATTAGGGTTACAAATAAGTTTTTGTTTGACAGGTTTAATAACAATAAACTTGTCATTCTTAAGGGTGCCAGCGATCTTGACTTCTAGTTCTACATCTCGATCCCAAGCACCACTCTCAACAAGTTCTTGGAGGGCAACATTGAATTGCCCAAGCATGTTAGCACTCACAGGTTTTCTTCCTGCTCAGTAAGGATTACACAGTCGCTGGTGGGATATGCCACACAAGTCAGCACCCAACCATCTTCAAGTTGTTCATCATCAAGGAAAGATTGTTCCGAATTATCTACGGTGCCAGAGATGAGTTTTCCTGCACAAGCCGAACAAGCGCCTGCCTTACACGATGAAGGGAGGTCAACACCTGCTTCCTCTGCAGCTTCAAGAATGTACTGGTCATCTGCACATTCAATGGTAGTTTCAGAACCATCGGGAGATTGAAGAGTGACGTTATATGTAGTCATGTTTTAAAATAAATTACGAATAGAGTTTATCAAGAAACTATTAAGAAGTCAACTTGTTGTATGCAAATCACCATACTCCAGGAATAATTTGCCCAGTAGTAAGATATGTTCCAACAGCAATGACGAAACCGAGCATTGCCAAACGTGCATTGAGGATCTCTGCCTCAGGGGTGAATCCAAATTTCATAGTAGTTCTCCTTAGTAAGTTTCAGAAAGTTTTTCTACAGAAATTGCCAACAAAACAAAGAAGGCAATACTAGTAATTGTAAAGATTACTTCAGTCATCGTCTGTCTCAGAAGATACCGAAGAAGAGTTTGTTGGTGAATAGATAAGAAATTGCACCAGCAATAATACCCATCATAGCCCAACGACCATTATACATCTCGGTCATCTGCATAGGAGTCAAGAGACCTTTACGGCTATACTCTTGGTAAACCATTTGGGGTTCTTTTGCCCACATGTTTTGTTGACCACGATCATTCGTTGTTACAGTCATGTTACTTTTGTAAAGATTTACAACATTATATAGGAAAAATAAAGAGGGGTCAAGCCCCTCATGTTACTGTATCCTAACTGAAGTAAGTATTAATGATTACAAAATCAGAAGGTGTACTTCAGACCAACTTTGAGGTTGGTAAGGAACTCATCAAATTCCAGACCATTGGTACTGGCACCCCAGACCTCACCGTAAATACCGAGATTATCGGTTGCAGCAACGTTGATACCGAACTTACCAGATACTTCCAGTTCAGTATCGCTACCATTAGGGATAGCAACAGCAGGACCAGCTTGAACGTAACCAGTCACAGTCTTACTAAGGTTGCCCTCATAACCGATGTGATTCTCGATTAGGGTAGCACCATAGTCACCACCAACTAGACCAGTGTTGGATTCGATGTTCACATAAGGACCTGCCATAGCAGGTGCTGCCATCAGGGGGAGAGCAACAAGAGCAATAAGATTCTTCATAGTTATCAGAAAGAATAACGAACTTTTACTTCACCGCCTACGGCAAATTCTTCGGAATCAAATCCATACTCTCCAGTAACTTTTGTCTTCAAAGACAGTTGTTTGGCAAGGGGGTATGAAAGACCAACTTCGGTGACTACTACACCTTCATTAGTTCCACCATTGTTCCATTCGTAACCAGGACCAACTTCACCATAAACTTTCAGACCACTGGTGCCAACTTTGGTCTCATAGCCTCCACGAATTTCGGTTTGAGCACCTTTATAAGTACCACCATCGGTAATCACACCACCAGCAGTAGTTTTTGATTCGACATACGGACCAGCGAAAGCAGCGGTGGCAAGGAAAGGGGCAACAGCAGCGGTTGCAATAACAGATTTAATCATTTAATTAATACCTCGTAAATTTACTTGCGGAATGGTTACCCGCAGATGAAAGAAGACTTGACTTGTCTTCGTTCTATCATCTTAACATCGTCTTTATGATTCTGTCAAGGTAGTAAAAACCCACCTTTCGGTGGGTAGTTTGAATTATTCAGTTGGTGGTTGGGCTTCTGATGTCCTTCCCAAATATGGATCAAAGTCCATAAGTTTCTCAATTTCTAGATCAGAACCACGAGTCTGCCAGAGATTTCGGAGTCCATCATGAGATCCTCTGTGGAAAATCTCAATATGTTCTGGGTGAATTGAAGAACCAAGTTCAATTCTATACAAGAACAGCGGAATAGCAAAAGTATTTCCAGAGTTGTAAATTAGATCATCAGCAACGGCACGAGGCTTAATAGCATGATCAAGTTTATATTTGTCTCCACGGCAGTGAAGTCTCACAACTTTCTCTGCATGATGTCGGGTAATAACATAACATGCTGTAGAAAAATCATTAACAAACCTGCGATGCAAGTTGACATGAAGTGTCCCTGGACAAATAATTGCGAGTTGAACTACATCATAATCATATGGAAGTCTCGCAACAAATTGATTCCATGTAAAATTCCAGTGTTTTGCAATACTGATATCTACATCATCTTCCATAACAATACAATATGGAGAATCAGAAGTTTCGAGATAATGTTTGAGTAGTTTGAGGTGGGAAGTAACACAACCAACTTCACCAGAACTCATATTTGCAGGGTATCTCCCATGGATGATATCGCTAAGATCATCTTCCCTACCATCGTAGGCAGAGATACGTTCATAGTTTTCAATTTCCCAGTAGGAAAACATTGATTCCATGTAAGCTTGTCTTTCAGGTTGACCATCTAGATTGATGTAATAGATGGGTCCAATACCTTTTAGTTTGTATGCAGATTTGTTTTTATCCATTACAGCAGATTCCATCAGAGAACTTCCCACCCCTCACAATAAAGATCGTTAGTATTATTATGTCCATATGAAGGACCAAACCAATTCTTAGGTGCTACGATTTTACCAGCACCATTCTGCAACCATGCACCCCACCAAGACAAAGTAGAGTTTGCAATGATACCACCCTTGCAATTAGCCATAATGCAAAGATCAACATAAGGAGTATAGGATCCATCAGGATACTTTTCTTCTGGAGTGGATACATAGAAACGATCTGGTTTAAAAAGTTCTTGTTCCATAACCCACTCTGGCGAATCGGAAACAACAACAACTTCCTGATCTTCTGGGAATAGTTTAAGAGCTTCTTCATAGTAATCCAGAGTTTGTGGTGGATGTTGATCAGAACATTCAGTATATGCCCACTTAAATCCACGAGCATCGACTAGATTAGGATCGCCACGGCGTACATGAAGGAAAATGGGATCCTTCAATTCGGAAAGAAACCCTTGTACGGGTTCAACCAAATCATTATGGAAGGTAAAATCTTTACGAATTTCGTCTTTAATATGTGCAAAATACTTTTCAGTTTGAAAAAATCCGTGTAGAGATACATCATTAGGGCAAAGTTGAAGAAGTTCTTCATCAAAATGAAAATGTTTTTCAGCCACGACTGGAGCAAAACCCCTATCAAGAATATACAGATTGGTAGACTTTACACTTTCCAGTGTAAAACAATTAGCCAAACTATAATTATCTACTCTGCGAGTATTATATGGAGGAATGCACCAATCATATCCTTTTGCGGTTGCAATACCTCGTAAAGCTGCATACTGGAACATCTGATTTCCCAGACGGCCAATATTTCCCAATTCATTAAACGCCAGCATTTAATTGTTCTCCTCTTGTCTTAATGTACTCTTGTTGTTGGTAGTATGATTGCAATTTTTGTGCATCCCAAGTTCTAATATTCTGCCAGAGATTATGGTTATCCATGAACTTTGGATTGTGGTAGTGTGAATTAAATGTTCTACCATGTTCAAAGTGATAGATGTTCTCATTAACTCTACCTACTCTGACTCCAAATGCATTCAATCTAAAGTAAAACTCACAATCTTCTGCTCCCCAAGAAATAAAGTTCTCATTCCACATTCCAACTTCGATTTCAACCTGTCTCTTCAGCATTTGTCCCCATCCAATAGAAGAGGCCACTCTGAATTTACAATCATTCAAGACATCAAAGTTAAAATTAGAATCAAGAAATTGATTAAAAGTGGACTCAGAATAATTTACAGCCCATTGATACACTCCGCACCCAAAAGGATACACTACATCAACATCTCCAGATACTATTGCATTGTAAGCAGATTCATAACTACCTTTTGGTAATACTACGTCTACATCATGATTATAAACGATAGGAGTTTCAGAAGCAACTAAAAGGTCATTTAAGATGCGAGTCTTATGAAAAAACTTTTCGTCACTCTCTTCAAAAATATGAGTAAGATTATTAGTATCTGTATATTTTTTGATTACAGGTAGGGCTCTGAACTTAAAGTGTGAATGTTTATCTACTTCTTTTAAAATTACTTTAGCTTCTGGAAAGTTTTTTAGAAGATAAGTCGTAGAAGTAATTACATTTTTAAGTCTATCTTCAGACTCAATTCGGCATGGGAGTAGAAATGTTAAATCTTTCATTGTTCTGCGGGTACTGGAGAAGGGTCATTGTGAATCTTCACCCATCTCTCAGGGATCATATCCTTCATGTTATAGTGTGCATATGCTGGACCAAACCAAGGATCGGGAACTACAACTTTACCAACATCACCCTGCAACCATGCACCCCACCAACTCAGAGAAGAGTTAGCGATAATAGCACCACCACAAAGACTCATAAGACAAAGGTCAATGTAGGGGACGGCCGCACCGTCTCCGAAGGTCTCATAGGATGAATCGGAGAAGTGGAATCTATCTCCTTGAAGCCACTCTTGACGTTTACACCAATCAATAAGATCGGAAACAACAATAATATTCTTATCTTCGGGAAACTCTTCTAGAGCTTTGCGATAATATTCCTCTTTACAGAGTGGGTGGTATTCCTGCACCATCTGATAAGACCACTTTTCACCTCTCCTACCAGTAAGATTTGGAGAACCACGGCGAACATGAAGAAAAATACAATTATCCCTTCCGCCAAGACTATCAATAAACCCTTGACACGGTTCCAGATACGTTTTCTTAAAAGTGAAATCCTCACGGATAGACGAGGCAATCGCCTCAAAGTACTTTTCCGTTTGAAAATTACCCGAAAAATTCGTATTGTCCTCGCAATTGTTGAAGATATCTTCATTGAAATGCATATCCCTATACTCTACAGTCTTGTAGAAGGGCTCTCCAGTGTTCTTATTTAGATCACAATTGGTAAGTTCAAATGCATCAAACAAACCATAATTATCTAAACGATCTGCATCAGGGCCTGGAACAATCCAGTCAAACCCACGATTGGCAGCAAGACCACGAATAAATGCGTATTGAAACATTTGGTTTCCGAGGCGCCCCTCGTTACCAAGTCCTTTAAATGATACAGTCATTACTTACTCCACTCTTGAATAATCCAACGATCAGGAACAATGTCCGAAGTATCTAGGTTAGACATTGCAGTACCAAACCACTTTTTAGGATCAGGTGCAATCACTTTACCTCGATCATTTTGCAACCATGCTCCCCACCAAGAGAATGATGAGTTTGCAATGATAGCACCAGAACAAAGACTCATCAGACACAGATCAACCTGTGGTAGAAGAGTATTCTGCATTTTTCCAGTACCATCAATAGTACGATATGTATATCTACCATTACTTTCATTAAACAAGAACCGATCCTGTTTAAAGAATTCCTGAGCCTTACACCAATCAATGTCATCAGTAAAAACAAAACAAGGGGTGTCTTCAGAGAACTCCTTTAACGCATCTTCAAAATAAGAGATCGGGAGGATGGGGTGGTATTCTTCTCTACCAATGTTGTCAGACTGACGAATGTGGAGAAAGATAGGATTCCTATCCAAGCTACTAATGTACTCCATACAAGGAGTGAGATAATCTTTTCTAAATGTGAAGTCCTCACGGATCTCCTGTGCAATATGGCTGAAATATTTTTCAGTCTGGAAATATCCATCAAGACTCACATTGTCGGGACATTCATCAAAAAACTCTGGAATAAAACAATGGTCATTCTCTTGTATATATTGACCTTCAACAAAACCAATGTTCGATTTCTTAACATTTGTTAGTTCAAATGTTTCAAACAATCCATAATTATCTTTATGGTTGTAGTCATCTGAAGGAATAACCCAGTCATATCCTCGTTTTGCAGCGATACCTCTAAGGGAGGCATATTGAAACATCTGGTTACCCAAACGTCCGTTACTTCCTAATCGATTATAACCAATCATAGTTCAATCCAAAAAGCTTCTTCATTTGGAATACCAAATACTACTCTATCACCAAACTGGGATTTTAGGCGATCTTCAATTTGATTTAAAATTAAATCATACTCTGTCACATAAACTTTATATCCAGACTCTAATAAGTCACAACACAGTTTGAACTGTTGACTTTCTGTAAGGATATCGGTTCCTTTTTTATAAGTAATATAATGGAAACAGAAAGGAAGATTATCTCTATTTTTACCAATAAAATAATTCTTCAAGAACTTTGCATGTTCATTATTAAAGTCATCGGTAGTTTTCCCTAAGTTATATTTCAAACCAAGTTTTTCTGCATACTTACCAAAAGCTCTATTGTCTCTAGGTAAACAAGGGCCACCAAAACCAAATCCATACTTCAAGTATTTACTTCCAATTCTACTATCACTTGCAATAGATGAAAGCACTTGTTCAATTTCATTTTCTAATCCAGAAAGAACAAGAACTTCACCAATCATATTTGCAAAACTGATCTTAGTAGTCATGTAACAGTTAATTGCAATCTTAACTATTTCTGCAGCCGTGGAAGACATGACAGAAATAACTGGCTTAGTAACTTGAATCTTTTTATAAATTTCAGAAAGAGTTTCTAATACTTCTTCATTATCTCCACCAAGAAGAACCATATCTGCATGAGTTAGATCCTTAATGATTGATCCCTGTGCGATGAACTCTGGATTATAAATGACACTTACACCATAAGATCTAAGTTGTTCTTGGAACCTTGCACAGTCTCCAGGATTAGTTGTACATCCAACAACTAAAGTCTTTCCAGAGACATCCTGAAACTCTTGAAAGTCTCTAACAACATCCCATACGGAACCTACATCATATAAACCATCTTCCAAAGATGGAGTTGCAACGAGAGTAAAGATAATATCACACTCTGCGATTACTCTTTTATTATCAGTTGTCGCTTCAAGATACTTAGTTTGTTTTAAGTGTTCTTGTACAAAAGGTTCTGAACTAGAAATAATTTTTTTGTTGAGGTTCTCTACATAGTCCTCACGAATGTCAGAGACTAGAACATCATATCCTGCGTTCTCCATAAGGAGTGCAAGACAAATGCCTAGTCTTCCTGCGCCGATTAATCCAATTTTCATAGCTTGAATGTGGGAATTTCTACCATCTTATGTTTGTTTTGTATGTGAAACTTCTGATACACATTGATTGCATTAGTCTGTTCTTCATTAAGGAACAGGGGATCTTCAGTTAGACCCCTTTCCATAACCCACTCTAAGAGTGCATAAGAAGTTCCAATCTGATCTTCATCAGTACGACCATCATCCCAAAGACCATCAGTGGGTGGGGCAGAGACAATTCTTTCATCTACTCCCAAATGTTCACCCAACATCCATACCTCAGTCTTATAAAGATCTGCAATAGGAGCAATATCAATACCACCATCACCATACTTAGTGTAGAATCCTACACCATAATCTTCAACTTTATTACCAGTGCCAACTACAATACCATTTACAGAAGTTGCAACCTGATATAAAGTTATCATACGAAGTCTTGAGCGGCTATTAGCTTGTGCTAACTTATTAGTTGCAAAGTTTTCACCAAGATCACTAGAAATAGTCTGAAGGAACTTATCATAGACCAAACTCATATCGGTCTTAATAAATTTTACATTACTAAATTTAGACTCCAACCACTTACCATGAACATCAGAAAGAGACTCCTGATTCTCTAGTTGATTGATAGGCATTCCTACCACATAAGTAGGCATACCAGTCAAAGCACAAAGAGTAGAAACTACAGAGGAATCAATTCCTCCGGAGATTCCTACTACAAGACTCTTGATTTTAGGATTAATAATGCAATACTCAGAAATCCATCCTACAATCCGATCTTCCAAGTCATCATAGTCATGAATACGATTCATAAGTCTTTCTCCTTAGCCAAAATTACAGTGTTTTCGTAGTCTTTATTTGTAGTGAATTCAAAACGTTCACTCATTTTTTCGGCAAAATTATTATAGTAGAAATCATTAAAGTTGACAAGATTGTAGATAATGTAAGCAAACTTAGAATTTGCAACCAACTTATCATAGTAATTCACCTGGGTATCGTAATCACACTCAGAAAGTGCATAGTTACTAATAAACAGATCAACTTCCTTAACTTCCTCTACGTCATCACAACTTACGAACTTACACTTTGTATAAAGTTCTGGGAAGTTCTTAAGATACTTTTCTTGAACTGCAACAGCCTCTGGAAGATCAACTAAAATATATTCATCAAACTCGCAAACTACACTCAAGGTCTTGCACAGTCCGCCATACCCGCCACCAACTTCTACTATACGACTGATGGGTGCATCTCCTAAGAGAGTCGCCATCTCAAATACATTCTTGATGTATCGGATTGTAGTGGGAGAGATTTTACCCGTTTCTGGATAAGAGAACTTATCGGGAGTTCCAATAGTATCATTCTCTTTAAATCCTTCTAGATTTTCTAGAAGTGCATCTCCAGCCATTTCCATGGCGAGTTGGAGATACTCTGCACCCTGTCTAGGGGTGACGTGTTCTAGAATGTTTTTATATCCTTGTAGAGATTTAAACTTTGCAAAGATCTCATCATCTGCAACTGCACTACGACAGGTCTCCAGATAATCAACTGCGATTTGTTCTTCGGCTTCCCAGCCCTTATAAGTACTCATTTCCAGTAAGTTTCGTAGAGGTAATCTTCTGCAACTTGCAGATTGTTTGCACGTTCAAAGTTATCCTTGATCGCATCCATTTTAGAATAATAAAGTTCTTCTGTCAAAGTAGAAACATCAAAGTTATCATCTAGGAATATAATTCCATCTTCGTTGAAATACTCTGTGACTCCTCTGCATCCATAGAATACCGGAATCGTTCCTGTGGCGAAACAGTCTGTAAGTTTCTCCGTAAAGTATGTATCATAGACGGCATTCTCTACAGCCACAGAGAACATATAGTCTTTCATACCCTCTTCTTTACGGGGAAGATCACGGAATCCACGACCATAGAGATCAACCTGATCCCTAAACTTATTCACAAACTCAAGTCTCTTACGATGACCAGGAACCATGGCCTTATTTGAAGAGATCATAGAGACTAATTTAGTTTTCTCATAAATTTTTCTTTCTTCAATCCAAGGAGCTGCATTACTCAATGCGTACTGGAACTTCGGATACTTTTTACAAAGTTCCTCATCACAACTAAAAATACCATCCACTCGGGAAGCAACAAAGTCATAATTAGAAAGAATCCATTCATAAATCCCCTGAATGATTTGTTTAGATTCAAGTAACCAGATATACTTAGGAGTAGAAGAAGTATCCCGAAGTACGTCCAATGAACGTTGATTTACATACAGACTCACCGCACCAGAACCATCATACACCCACTCAGTAAACTTAGAAGTATTCTTGTCGGATGTGGATGGTTTAAGTGAATCGTTGCAGTGTAAATTAATTTTGAACTTCGTCATTTTTCTTTTTATTAAATCCAAATGGAATCAAAGTATTTTCAAGTTTAAGTTTCATTGCAACAGTACCAACAGCTTCCATAACTTTAAGAATGTCTTCTGGTTTAGCATCTTCACCGAGTTCTTTTGCAATATACCAGTACTTAGGCCAAAACTCTTCACCTGCCTTTTGATAATCTTCAAGTGTTAATAGTTTCATTCGTAACCATACTCCTTTTTCATTTCATTGAAGACTGCAGCAATTCCCTTATCTATACCAGTCTTAGGCATCCACCATCCAGTAATATAAGTATCTGCTTCGTTTCTTTTATCCATCTGAACACTATCTTTTGCAAGACCCGGTTTAATCCTAACGTCATATTTTTCGATAAGATTGAACTGACCTTGAATAGTTTCTGCAACTTCTTTAATTGAAGTAGATCTAAAGGAAGTAATATGAAGGGGATCTTCCGGTTTGAAGTCGGTATAGTTCTCCATAATAGTCTCAAGAGCTTCACAACAGTCCTCAGCATACAAGAATTGACGTTCCTCTGTACCATCAGTAAGCATCTCAAACTCACCTTCCTCAAATCCTCTACGAATAAAGTCAGTGATTACGTGAGACTTTTCATGATCTTTCTCAATACCATATACATTCCAGAACTTAACCGTAAGTCCTTTCAGTGCAGTAGTGTAAAGTTCACCAACCCTCTTCATCACACCATATGGAGAGTAACTCATGTTACTCATCTGGGAAGATGCAAATACAAATCTCTTATTATACTTTTCAAGAAGACCAAAAACATTGGCCATCAATCTGGCATTATTATTAATGAACTCAAATGTGTTCTGGTATTTTTTGAGATAACGGGAACCACCCACATCAAATGCAAGGAAGAAAACAAAGTCTGCAGTCTCAATTGCATTCTCAAGATATTGATTTGGGATTACAGTCATATCATGATTAGGCGTTTCAACCTTATCAAAGTCAATAACTACATGACCCTTCTTACGAAGATACTCTGAAAGATAGGCACCGATTTGCCCACTTGAACCTAGATTTAGAATTTTCATCAGACAATAGTAATTTGGTGTACATTTCCGAAGTTAACAATACCAGTACCACTCATATGGGCAATTTCAGTTACATCAAACTTCTCTTCGGGAATCTCATCCCACATAAGTTGAATGTCGGGCCAATCAGGACCAATATCGTCATGAATTAGAATTCCTTTCCAACCTTTTTCACGAAGCCAATCCATCATAACACGTTCTTGATCTCCATCATGAGGATCGACATCAATCATAACGATAGGAATATTATCCCAATCAAGATCTTCATCTTCCATGAAGTTCATAATCTTCCATGTGATGTTATCTTTTTGAATTGAACTTGCACCCTGTTCAACAAGATCATAACTAATCACCTGATTATTGGGATTATAAGATAAAGCTAGGGCAGACCCGCCGGTGCGAGTACCTACATCCAAAATTGTCACCTTGTTGAAAAAGGTAGAAAGATAAGCATAAAGTTTATACTCACTTTGACCTGCAGGAAGCCAATCGTTCTGATTAAGAGACATATCCCTCAAATGACTTACATCAAGTTCTTTTACATGTTCTTTATTAATTTCGATTTTCATTATTCTTTCTAGTAATTTGTTCAGAAATCCAATTATATGTTTTACGAATACCTTCTTCAAGTGTTTGCTGATAATCCCATCCAAGTTCTCTACGAATTACATCGTTGTTGGAATTACGTCCACGAACACCGAGAGGTCCATCAATGTGAATCTTTTGAACCTGTTTATTTGCAACACGAGCAGCAGTTTCTACAAGTTGATTAATGGTAACCATTTCTTCTGAACCAATGTTTACTGGTCCAATAAACTCAGAATCCATTAGTCGTCTAGACGCTTCAATGCATTCATCAATGTACAGGAAGGAACGAGTTTGTAAGCCATCTCCCCACACCTCAATGGATCCGCCTTCCTCTGGAAGGTAAGCGACTTTACGGCAGATTGCAGCTGGCGCCTTCTCTCTTCCACCGTCCCAAGTTCCTTCGGGTCCGAAGATATTGTGATAACGTGTAACGCGGACAGGAATGCCATAATTCCTATGATAAGCGAAATAGAGACGTTCAGAGAAGAGTTTCTCCCATCCATATTCAGAATCTGGGTTGGCGGGATAGGCTGATTCTTCACGGCAATCAGGGTTATCTGGATCTAGTTGATTATGTTCTGGATACATGCAAGCAGATCCAGAATAGAAAATCTTAGTAGTATTTTTACCAACTCTCTCATTCATCTGACGTTGCATTTCAAGAACGTTCAGATTGATAGACACAGAGTTGTGCATGATGTCTGCATCATTTTCACCGGTGAAAACAAAGCCAGCGCCACCCATATCAGCAGCAAATTGATAGATTTCATCGAAAGGTTGAATGTAACGATAAGGAACATGATTGTAGAAATTACCACGATCACCTTTATATTCCAACACACGACGTACAAAATCTACGTCACGAAGATCTCCACGAATAAATTCGTTGGCTTCATGTACAGAAAACTCAGGATATTTAAGGTCTACACCACGCACCCAATATCCTTCGGAACGCAATCTACGAACCATATGACTTCCAATAAAGCCACCAGCACCGAGAACAAGTGCCTTCTTAATATATTGACTCATTTTTGATCAAAAATAATAATCTCATACTATATATTATACCAATTATAATGTGAAATTGCAAGAGACCTTGAAAAATACAAACAAAGTATTTCATTTTGATGGAGAGTATTTCAGTAAGTCGTATCAAATTATATCTGAGTTAGATCGACTATCTCTCATAAAAGAATCCGAACAGTATCTGGAAACTCATAGGAAAATTGAAGAGTTACATCCACCAATAATGGCTGAAAATTTTTTTGATGATAAAATTTTAGAGAAGGAATGTTGGAAAAATTTAACTGAAAAAGTAACTTTAGAGGCAAACAATTATAGTAAATTACATCTGGGTATTGATATAAAGTTTGAATCTTGTTGGATAAACAAGGTAGGGAACTACACAGATGTTGACATAAAAAATACTTTATATTTTGATGAAGATGTTCAATCATATACAGATAATCACTACCATTCTCATCATGAGAATCAATTAATTGGTTGCATTTTTTATTTACAAAACCCTAGTGAAAAATATGGAACTCTAATAAGGACTGAGAAAGGATCTCTTGTCCTCGATGGAACAGAAAATTCATTAACTATTTTTGATCCAAGATTGTATCACACTGCACTTGTACCTAATTCAGAAGTAACTTCAAAATATCCAAGATATGTGATCTTAATGTCTTTTGTATCTTCATACTAAAAAAGGTGGGATCTCTCCCACCTTCAAAGTTCAGGCTCGCCACTTGTTTTGAGTACGAGAAAACAAGAAACTCGGCGGGGTTAACCCCATCCGCACCAGGGCACGATTAACGTCTGTCCGAGACGGGCATATTGGGGATGACTCCACCACCTAGTTTTACTTAACTAGGAAAAGTTGGATTAGTTTTGGTATCTCAATAGCTGCATAAAAAGCACACAAAAAGAGAATATCCCAGAACTTATATTTGATAGCAAAGGGAACAACAAAAATGTTTCCAATGCATTTAACAAACAATCCAATTTTCATATCTCCCCAAAGCAGGAAAAAATATCCCGATAAGAGAAGAAGATTGCCAATGTATCTGAATACATTAGATTTTGTCATAAGGGGTTTGCTCCCGACCAGTGCTGTTATAGACCATCCGTGTCTTCATCATCGTCCCTTATATAACAAGGAACGCGATCCGGATCTAACCATTTCGCATATTCAATGTCTTCCATTGCAGTAGTGCATTGTAGACCATTATCAAAAAGATAAATGTCATTCCAACGTTTGGTGTAATGATCTTTCTTTTGCATTCTATAATCAGGCATACCATTTAATTCAATGATACCCTTTTGAACAAACCTATATCCTTCTCGTTCGAAAAGAACTTTAGGAAGTGTTTCAATCACGATACCAGAGCTCCTTCAGCTTCAAGATCTGCATAGATATAATCAATCAACATCTCATAATCATCCAGAGGATCTCCAGAGAAAATTACACCATTAGATTCATAAAACTTACGAACTTTTTTGAAGAGTTTCGGATTTTTTACATCCAGATAAGATTCTCCGTTCGCAGCAGACTTCAGAGTTTGAATGTCTTTTTTGAATTTATCAGTGAGTGACATTTGTTTGAATTTGTTTACCTTGTTATTATAGGGGATTGACTTGGAGAAGTCAATACGGACAGTTCGGTTTCTGTCCTAGTGCTCCTTGAGAGGATCGAACTCTCCTGAAACCGATTATGAGTCGGGTGCTTTCACCAGATAGCTAAAGGAGCAAAGTAGGACTGCTGAGAATTGAACTCAGTTCACACCGTTATAAGCAGTGGGCCTTAACCAATAGGCGACAGTCCCATGAAACCAAGTCAATTATAGAAGACTTGGAACTCCTTGTCAAGAGGCTTCGTTATTTAACTCTGTGTATATGCGTATGAGTTCGTCATCTGCAGGAACCATCACCGCTGTACTCGATCCGTTAGTTATACCTATTCGTTCTCCACTTTCAACTCTACCAATCATTTCATCCCAACGTTGTTGAAACTCTTCCACTGTGTAAACTTGCATTTGTTAGTGTATTTATAAAGTCGGAATGATAGGATTCGAACCTACGGCCACTCGCTCCCAAAGCGAGTGCTCTACCAAACTGAGCTACATTCCGATTTACTATTATATAGTAACATTAATGATCGCGTTTGTCAAATGGAGCCCAATGTTGCCAGTTATATTTGTGAATTGCCCACATTCCGATGATCGGTACAACGACCAAAGCAAAACAAAGGACTCCAAGTGTGAATGGGGTTTCAAGAACCCAACGTGCAAAGTGTACCATCAGTGCGCGGTTCCGTTCCCATCGTAATCATCAGTATCATAATACCCTCCTTTTGTCCCAAAGTAAAGCGTTGTTAGAACAAAAGGAATTGCAACAAATAAAAGAGCTTTACCTAACATGATGTCCCCCAAACATGTAACGCATTCCGTTTAGAACCTTGGACGCGAAAGCACCAAGACCGCGAGAATTAAATCTCTCATAGAGCGCAGTGGTGATAACAGGAGCGGGAACCCCCAGATCCACAGCGGCAGTAACTGTCCAGCGACCCTCACCGCTATCGGAAACCCCTCCAGAGAACTGTTTAAGCTCTGAGTCGCGGCGTAACACATCAGCAGTAAGATCGAGTAACCAAGACCCAACAACACTACCGCGGCGCCACAACTCAGCCACCTCAGCAACGTCAATATCATAACAGTAACTTTCTGGATCTGACATTGGTGCAACCTCAGCATCCCCTTCTTTAACATACTTGGCACCTGCATTGGCGTTCTTAATGATGTTAAATCCTTCTGCATACGCCTGCATTATACCATACTCTATCCCATTGTGTACCATCTTCACGAAATGTCCTGCACCTGGACCACCACAATGCAACCAACCATGTTCCGCAGAAGTTATATCCGAGTCAAACTGAGTCCTCGGGGCAGCGTTGATTCCTGGGGCAAGTGCATCAAATATCTTTGCACAAGTGGAGACCGCAGTATTTCCGCCGCCAACCATAAGACAGTATCCACGATCCAAACCGTAAACACCACCGCTAGTGCCACAATCAATATATTGGATACCCAACTTTGCCAACCGTTCGGCTCTTTTCCGACTGTCTTTAAAATTGCTATTGCCATGATCAATAATAATATCTCCTTCGTCACAATATCGTAGTAACTCATTGATCGTCTCCTCTACGTTTTCCGCTGGTACTACCATCATAAAAATACCCGGACCATATTTGTCCGATACTCCACTCTGTCTATGTTTTACTACTTGAGTAAGGCTTTGTATAGTAGTTGTAATACCGTTAACATATCCGTTTTCATAGGCTTCGTTTGCTTTTTCATAATTTCTCCGATAACCCCAAACTTCTATTCCTGCTCTCATCATACGGCGAGACATTCCTTCTCCCATCCGTCCCAATCCGATAAGTCCTACTTTCATAATAGCAACCTTTAAATTTTTGTACTTCGTTTATTGATAATAAAAACATCATTATAGAACCTAAAAGGAATGCAAACACAAGTTGTGGAAAATTGTAATTGCATTCATTTGCTGTTGGATCTTCCTCATCATTATGTGGATGCATACTCATTTAGTTCTCCCAAGACTGATATTGTTGTCTAAAATATACATCCACTTTGTTTAAATCGTCAAGATGAACATCACAAACATAATCATGATCATCACACCACTCTAAAGCGAACGCATGAAAAGTTTCTTCACTTTTTATTTTGTTAACTCCATATGTTCTTGCAAGTGATGACATTACAAAGTGCCAACATTGATGTTCAGGTTTCATGATCTAGTTGGAACATACCCACTATCTTTAACAAATTCGTCTAGGATCTCACCATACTCCTTAAACCTGCGATCTCCTGCAATAAAACATCTCTGTCTCATCCAAATTGCATCAGCTAAAAGTTTAACTTGTTCTTCTGTAAATGTGAATTCCTTCATTTTTTACTCCGATTAGTTTTGTTTTTGAACCGAATCCCAGTCTTTCTGGAATTGTTCTAGACCTTTCTCTGTCATAATGTTTTTATACATACCCCAGAAAACTACTGGTGGAATAGTTACCACATCAGCACCAAACAAGGCACACTTCTCAACTTGTCGTACATCACGAACTGATGCACCAAGAATCTGGGTGGTAGTGAACCTACCATTTCCAGTGTATACTTCACGAATGTTCTTGATAAGTTCAAGACCATCTACAGAGTTATCTTCCCACCTACCAACGAATGGTGAGATATATGCAGCTCCAGCCTTCTCTGCAAGGATTGCCTGTGCGACTGAGAACACCAAAGTCACATTGACCTTATAACCAGCAATGGTAAGTGCAAGACAGGCCTTAAGACCTTCTACAGTACAGGGAACTTTGATAGTAACGTTCCAAAGTCCTTGAAATGCGTTTGCTTGATCAATCATTTCCTCTGCAGTATCAGCAACAACCTCTGCAGAGATTGATTCTAATTGCGGAAATGTAGATTGAATTTCTTTAATGACTTCGATTGGATCACGACCACTCTTTTTAATTAAAGTTGGATTTGTCGTTACTCCATTCAAAAGGCCAGTTTCATAAACTGGCCGGATCATGTCAACTTCTGCAGTGTCTAAAAATATTCTCATGTTTTTTCTTAAAAAGGATAGGCATGGGTCAATCCCCAAAAAACAAATAGTCCTATGGTTCCAAATATGACCAAAGTATATAGAGTCAGACTATTCATCACATATCTCCCCCGTTACGAAATCCTACTATGTAACCAATAATAAGGCCGCACATGAATGCAATAAGCATGTAAAGCATATCAGATACAAAGTTGATAAAAATCAACCAATCATTCGTCGTCATCTTCATAGGTGCATGGTTCTTCAAAGAGTTCATTCATTTTTTGTTGAAGAACTCTTTCTTGTAGTTCTTTTAAATCTTCTTCAGTTAAAATGGTCATTTATCTTTGAGTAGTTCTTCTATTCTTTTACGCATATTTGAACTGTCTTGTTTCAAATAATCACGAAGAGAATATCCCCTTTTACCTCTCATAATACATGTCCCTTGATAGAACATTGTACCAGCAAATACTAATAGAAAAACGATACCTATTATTTCAGGGTAATGTTGAGCCATGGTAGTACGGGGGGAATAACACCAATAAGTCTTAGCAATCCTTCAGCAAATAAAGCAAGGACCACCCAACCAACGCACATAGAAATAATGGAAGCATTTCTATTGTGCCTTCGTATAGCAGCATCAATCATCTCCTGAACTTCAGATCGACTTACATACTCTTCATCAAAAGGTTCCATCATTTTTCGTCTCCAAGAAACTTCGCTAAAGGATCTCTTCGTGTTTTTACAATTTCACATGCTCTTTTATAGAACATATTGTTTAGATTACCTGAGGCCTCAAAGGTCTCTTTGATCTTCACCCAATTATCGTAGGTATGTTGATCCATGAGGTATTAACTTGTACATAATTATATACTAATCACGGAAGCTCTAACGGCAACCTTATGTGTTCAACTCGTAACACTGATTAAGCAATAATTAAATTTGTAATAATTCTAAACGGAAAGGAGAGGATTCGAACCTCCGGATGCTTTCACATCGACTGTTTTCAAGACAGTTGCCTTAAACCACTCGGCCACCTTTCCAACGGAAGTGGTTGGATTTGAACCAACGGATACACATTAAGTGCATCGGGGGATTAGCAATCCCCTGCATTAAACCGCTCTGCCACACTTCCTATCGGATTTCAAAATCCAGTTTACGAACTTTACGAGCTCTCCTGGATTCTTGATATGCAAGATCTGAAGCACTGAGTACTCCAGAGTTTTTATTTTCTTTTATAGAGTTTAACATGATAACTTGATTTAAGTCAACAGCTGTAATAGTGTCACCTTTTACAAGTGTCATGTTATCACATCCACAACAAACTGATTTTGTTGGATGAGACTCCAACTCGGTGTTACACACCTTACATCTTACTCTTAACATGGTCCAATACCTCAATTATTCTTCAGTAGTTTCTTCCTTAGTTTCTTCAGTAGTTTCTTCCTTAGTCAATCCAGGAGAAGTCTCCATATATGAACGCAACATCCAAACGAATTTTCCATGTGACTCATTTAGATCATCAGCAAGATTTGAAGTTCCTCTTGACTTCTGTGCATCAGCTTCTTCAGCTACTTCAGTAAGAAGGTTACAGAAATCTTGGTTTGATTTCAACAGATCTTTAACCATTTTATGACAATCTGTTGTACTTTGTCCAGTTTTTACTTTGGAAACTTCTACAATTCTTTCTAAACTATTGAGTGGTTTGACATTCAAAAACCTCATGTGTTCGGAAATACGATCAATTTCTTCAAACATAGTTTCGTATTGTCCACCAAAGAGAGTGTGAAGTTGTGGAAAATCTTCTCCTACTACATTCCAATGATAAGCCCATGTCTTATGAAATAAGACAAAAAGAGAAGCTTGTGTATCACTTAGAAGTTTAAAAAGTTTTTCCATTATACTCTTTTTGAAATATTTATAACTTCAATTGAATCTTTGATATTTTAAGATATTCATTTCGTATTTCTTCTCCATATGATTGGTTTGAGTCTTTTCTACCTTTACAACTACCAACCCCACAAAATCCACAATTTTTACCAACAACCAAATAATTATAAATTATATGTTTATATGTTTCAACAGGAGTTGTTTTATACAAATAACTAACATCTATATTATTGGACTGAAGAATAGAAAGAGTGTTAAAAATAAAACTCATTCTATTATAGTGCATTAAAGAATTTGCTTCGCAAAATTGTAAATATGCATATTCGTCATTTTGATAAAGACTATGCAGTAAAGCATAGACTGTTCCAATTTTATGTGATATTTCCGAAGATTTAAAAATATCAGCTACATCGGTTATTTTAGATTGTGAGTTGATATCTGTTAAACAATTTTTATCCCAAGGAAAATTCCAGTCATTTTGAATCATGTAATCCAAAAGGAGTCTAAGTTTTTTGGGTTCTGGATTAGTTAAATAATTGTTTCTACCTTCCGGATAATCTACTTTTAAATAATACTGTTGTTCCTTTTCGTCAATGGTTTCGTATCCAAAAACCTCAATAGCATTGAATTCAAATCCATTCTCATCATAAAGATTTTCAAATATATTCAGTTCTTTAATACCACAAGCCCCAATCCAATCAGTGAAATGAGTTTGATATTTTTCCTGAAAAATTCCAGTCTTTCCTGCAAAGACTTTTTTTGAAACTAAATTACCAATATAAAAAACATCACATGTTTCAATAAAATCATATTCATCAGTTGTATCATCTGGATGAATATGATGAAATTGATAAGGTACTCCTACGCCTTTATAATAAAATTTATTCCCCTTATAAACTCTACCATCAACATATTCGATAGAATCCTTAAGATCAATTACCTTACTTACTTCACCAAATTTATCATAAACATTGATATTCATTTTTTCTATTTTAGAATGGGAGATACTGGATTCGAACCAGTGACTTCACACTTGTAAGGAGCGCACTCTACCGCTGAGTTAATCTCCCGAGAGCGGAATACCGGATTCGAACCGGTGACATCCAACTTGGAAGGATGGCGTTCTACCACTGAACTAATTCCGCATAAGACAATTATAAACTATATAGTTTCAATTGTCAAGTGTCGATGAAAGGACTTGAACCTTCATGGATTGCTCCACTGGAACCTAAACCCAGCGCGTATACCAATTCCGCCACATCGACAAATGAGTAGTGAGTGTCCACCACCCGCAGAAGACACTTTCTGCAATTTTCACTGCATTAGAAGGCAGTGAAGATATGATAGAATCGGACATTTCCAACCCTATCAACTCCCCCGGCTGGATTCGAACCAGCGACCGATCGGTTAACAGCCGATAGCTCTACCGCTGAGCTACAGAGGAATGATGGAGTAAACGTAATACATCTCATAAGGATATAACAGAGGTTTACCCTCTATCACTTTTATATATGGAGAATAAATCTCCAACGTCTCAGGTTGGATTCGAACCAACGACCGACCGCTTAGAAGGCGGTTGCTCTATTCCACTGAGCTACTGAGACATAAGACAATCATACCAGTAAAAGATTTGATTGTCAAGTGGGAAATACTGGACTTGAACCAGTGAC